ATAGTGGTTCTGGCATTTCTGGCTATAGTGGTTCTGGCATTTCTGGCTTTAGTGGCTATTCTGGCATAAGTGGATATAGTGGTTCTGGCATTTCTGGCTATAGTGGTTCTGGCATTTCTGGCTTTAGCGGCTATTCTGGCATAAGTGGATATAGTGGTTCTGGCATTTCTGGCTATAGTGGTTCTGGCATTTCTGGCTATAGCGGCTATTCTGGCATAAGTGGATACAGTGGATATTCTGGCATAAGTGGATACAGTGGATATTCTGGCATAAGTGGATACAGTGGATCTGGTATCTCTGGCTACAGTGGTTCTGGTATCTCTGGCTATAGTGGATCTGGTATCTCTGGCTACAGTGGTTTTTCTGGCTACTCCGGTATCTCTGGCTACTCTGGTATCTCTGGCTACTCTGGTATCTCTGGCTACTCTGGTATCTCTGGCTACAGTGGAGCCACGAATCTGTATTCTGGTGCTGGTACATCAATTTCCACATCACTTACTTCAACTGGTTTAACAGCTTCTTTGGGCACTGGTACTTATAAATTTGTTGCCAACATTTATGGTCAGTCAAGCTCTGCGGCTGGTGGTACATTCCAAATTGCATACAGTGGAACGACAACCTCTATTGATATTATGCAATCAGGTCAAGCAACTGGAACAAGTTTAGTTGCAACTAATAGACAAACTGCGGTTAATACTGCCGGTACTACGGTATGGACAACAGCTACAACTGAAATGTATATGCGAATAACAGGGGTTATTGTTACAGGAACTTCGGGAACATTTACCATTAACTCAACAAAAACAACCAGCGGAACATTGACTATACGGGCAGGCTCTAACCTGATAATCGGTTAATATAATGGCAACTTTAAACTTTCCTTCATCCCCAACGCTAAACCAACAGTACACTGCCAATGGTTCAACATGGACATGGGACGGGGTGTCTTGGCTCGCGTTTAACGGCCCAGCGTCTGGCTACTCTGGCATCTCTGGCTACTCTGGCTACAGCGGGTTGGGCGCCTCTGGTATCTCTGGCTATAGTGGTATTTCTGGCTATAGCGGTATTTCTGGCTATAGTGGTATTTCTGGCTATAGTGGTATTTCTGGTTACAGTGGAGCATCTGGTGTATCTGGTTACAGTGGAGCATCTGGTGTATCTGGTTACAGTGGAGCATCTGGTATTTCTGGCTACAGCGGATATAGTGGCATATCTGGTTACTCTGGCTACTCTGGTATTTCTGGTTATTCTGGCTATTCCGGTATTTCTGGATACAGCGGTTTAGGTTTATCCGGCTATTCTGGTATTTCCGGATACAGTGGAGCATCTGGTATTTCTGGCTACAGCGGATATAGTGGCATATCTGGTTACTCTGGCTACTCTGGTATTTCTGGTTATTCTGGCATCTCTGGATACAGCGGTTTAGGTCTATCCGGCTACTCTGGTATTTCTGGCTACAGTGGATCTGGTATCTCTGGCTACAGTGGTATCTCTGGCTACAGTGGTATCTCTGGCTACTCTGGTATTTCTGGATATAGTGGAGTAGGTGGCACACCCGGCGGATCTACCACTCAGGTTCAGTACAACAACGCCGGAGTATTTGCTGGCTCTGTCAACATGACGTTTAACGGCACCAACTTAACGCTTGCTAATGACCTTACTGTCGCAACCAATATTATTGTCGGTAATGGTAAAGCTACTGGTTCTTTAGCGGTAGGTATAGGCGCATTAACAATAAATACTTCAGCAGGCTTTAATAGTACAGCTATAGGTAATTCAACATTAACAAGAAATACTACAGGCGTTGCTAATACCGCTATTGGTTCCTCAGCTCTTAATGCCGCCACCACGCTTGTAAGTACATTAGGTGGTATTACAGCAGGTAGTGGTTACACAAACGGAACGTATAACGGCGTAGCAATGTCCGCTGTAAGCGGCGCCACATTTGCAGTTTATCCTACAGTTAACGTTACTGTAGCAGGTGGTGTAGTGACAGCGTGTACCTTAGTAACAGGTGGGTCCGGTGCATCTTTAACTTCAGCCACAGTTCTTACAGTGGCAAACACTTTAATTGGTGGAACAGGCTCTGGGTTTAGTATCCCAGTTAACAGTTTTGCATCAGCAAGTCAAAATATTGCTGTAGGCTCTGGTGCGTTATCTAATCTACTCACTTCTAGTAATAATATTGCTGTAGGAAATAGTTCACAACAATATAATATTTCAGGCGGTAGTAATATTAGTCTGGGGTACCAATCACTATACTCTAATACCACGGGTAATAATAATTTAGCTATTGGCAATTACGCTCTTCAAAATACTTCAGCAACTATAAGCAATAGAGCTATAACCGCGGGAGGTTCAGGGTACACAAACGGAACCTATTACAACGTTCCTTTAACTTATGTTTCAGGGTCTACTTCTGTTGCTTCTTCGTATGGAACGGCCAATATAACAGTTTCTGGCGGCGCCGTAACAGCTGTAACTATTGTAAACATTGGTTTCGGCTTTAAAGATTCAACAACGGTTTTATCCACATCTGCTGCAAATATAGGTGGAACAGGCTCTGGATTTTTATTATCAATAACTGTAGCAGACCCCATTGCTGCTAACACAGGTGTTGGATATGCAGCATTGTTTACTAATACATCCGGCGCTTATAATTCTGCTTTTAGCTTTGGTTCGCTTTCTAATAACATAACAGGAAGTTATAATAGCGTATTTGGTTACGATGCGTTTCAAAATAATATTACTGGCAACAATAATATTGGCATTGGACATAATGCTGGTAATGCTAACAGCGCAGGAAGTTCTAGTGTAGCCATTGGGTATAATGCTTTATTAAATAGCACATCTGGGGTTTCTAATGTAACCATATTAAACGCTGGAACTGGGTATACAAACGGAACCTATAGCGGCGTTGCAATTTCCTATTCTTCAGGTTACTTTGCAAACAGTTACGGAACAGCAAACGTAACTGTTGCTGGTGGTGTAGTAACTGTAGTAACTATTGTAGCTAACGGCAGTGGATACAAAGGCACGGCCACATTCTTAACAATTGCAGCTGCTCTTATTGGAGGAACCGGCTCTGGACTTTTATTACAAGCTACAACACTCACCTCTGGTGATAGTTGCGTTGCTATTGGATTTCAAGCATTATCTGGTGTTACATTAGGTAGTAGTAACGTTGGTATAGGAAACAACACTTTACAACTTACTACAACGGGCACACTTAATGTTGCTTACGGAACTAGCGCACTTAATAAAAATACCACGGGCTCTAATAACGTTGCAATAGGCAATCAAGCAGGTTGGGGAGGTTCTGCTAATGGTAATACCACAGGGTCTAATAATACCTACTTAGGTTATAATACAGTAGGCTCTGCTGTAGGCAATACCAATGAAATGGTAATTGGATACAATGCAGTGGGCCTTGGTTCCAATACAACCGTAATTGGAAACAGTTCAACGACAGCCACTAAGGTATTTGGAACCTTAACTACATCAGGATATACGGTAGCTACGCTTCCTACCGCAGGAACAGCGGGCAGAAGAGCGTACGTAACAGATGCAACATTACCAACGTATTTAGGAACCTTAACCGGCGGCGGGACTGTAGTATGTCCAGTATTTGACAATGGAACAGCTTGGGTTTCTGCGTAATAAAAAGGTCAGAATTTAGACTTTTTGCGTATTAGTGGTATTAAGACAATACTAATTAAGGCAGTTTTTAAGCCGTTTTTTGCATTAGTATAAGTAATGATATAATACAAGTTCGTATGAACTTTACAGGAAAAACATGAAATATAGCGTAGTAATACCCACATACAATCATTGTGAGAAGTACTTAAAGCCCTGTGTAGACTCGGTAATCAAGTACAGCAACATGGACGATGTTGAGCTGGTTATCTCAGCCAACGGCTGCACAGACAACACCAAGGCGTACTTAGACTACCTATCGACCGCCGTGCCAAGCCTAAAGGTAGTGTGGTCAGACAAGGCACTCGGGTACTCTGGTGCCAACAATGCAGCAATTAGGGTAGCTACAGCAGACAAGATTATCCTGCTAAATAACGACACGGTCCTGCTAGAACAGAGCACAAACCAGTGGCTTGACATTTTAGACAAGCCGTTCAGTGACCCAGACTGTGGTATCTCTGGAATCATTAAGGGACACTCAGAGCCCGCTGGTCGTGACTTCTTAGTATTTTTCTGTGTAATGATACACAAAAAAGCATTTGATGCGATTGGATTACTCAACGAAGAGTACGGCGTTGGTGGTGGTGAAGACACCGAGTTTTGCATCGAGGCTGAAAAAGCTGGCTTTAAAGTCTTGGAAATATTTGAAAAGCTGTGGGATGGAACCCAGTACACTGGTGGCTTTCCAATCTACCACAAGGGTGAAGGCACCATGCACGACACCAACCTAGTGCAGGGCTGGGATAACATCTTCTTGGTTAACTCGTTAAAGTTGGCTAAGAAGTATAACACGGAGTGGTACCGCTGGAGACTGTCAAACTTCTGGGAACGCGCAGTATTCCTTAAGGGTGACACAGTATACCCACGCGAAGTAACAAGATACAACTGGGCAGCAAAGAATCTGCTCGGTAACAAGATATTTGAATTAGGCTGCACAAACGGATACGGTAGACAATTCTTTCCAGATGACATCGAGTACACTGGCGTAGACTATGACCCGATCATTGTTGAGGTGGCTAAGGAACAGGGTTGGAATGGTACAAATAATACTTTTATTAGCGCTGATATTAATCAGTTTGAAATGGGTCAGTACGATACCATCGTTGCCTTTGAAGTAATTGAGCACCTTGACAATGGCTTAGAGATTGTCGAGAAGTTTAAAAAGCACTGCAAGCGCCTGTTAATTACCGTGCCGATGAATGAGCCACCAGGCTTCTGGGGCCCACACCACAAGATTCATGGTTTGAACGAGCGCCACTTCCCTGGTTTTGAGTTTAACTACATCAACGAGCAGGGTGAGATTTCAGATGTGCCACAAGACATCACACCTGAGAATCCTTGCAACTTGATGATTTGTAGGTGGACAGCTAGTGAGTAAGGTACTGTGCTCCGTGGCAACACGGGGGCGGTACTTCACAACACTGCCCCTAGTACTAAACGCCATTATCAATCAGACAAGACCCGTGGATAAGCTGGTCATCTTTGATGATAATGACGAGCCGCAAGACATGCGCAGTCAGATGATTTACCAGTACTTTTTTCAGATGTTAGACATCAAGGGTATTGCGTGGGAGTGGTTGTATGCTGATAAAAAAGGTCAGCACCACATTCACCAACGAGCTAATAGTATGGGATATGAGTGGGTGTGGCGCGTTGACGATGATGCCATACCAGAGCCTAACGTACTAGAAGAGCTTTATAGCCACGTAGACGAGTTTGTTGGCGCAGTAGGTGGGTCTGTACTAACCCCACCATATACGCCAGACACAAGCACTGTAACAGGCCTTATTGACAATATTGATAATGAACCTAACATCCAATGGGGTGTTATTAAAGAGGAAAAACAAGTTGAGCATTTACATTGTACTTTTCTTTATCGTGCTGGGGTTGTTGATTACAATTTGGGACTGTCTCGCGTCGCTCACAGGGAAGAAACAATATTCAGTTATAGACTACATCAAAAAGATTATAAAATCTTAGTAGTACCTAATGCGGTAACATGGCACATGAAGAACCCCGAAGGTGGGATTCGTAGCGAGACAAAGCAGGAACTATATGAACATGATGAACAGATTTTTAGAAATATTCTTAGATACCGTGATAAAACCATTGTGGTTCTTAATTGCGGTCTTGGCGACCATCTTGTATTCAGCCATGTACTTCCTTCAATACCTAATGCTGAAGTGTTTACTTGCTACCCTGAAGTGGTTCCCGGGAAGTCGATAGCAGAAGCAATACATTTATTTGGCGACATTGATCCTTGGAACGTCTACAAGAAGATGGATGAGTGGAAGTGGAAAGATAGCTTAGAGAACGCGTACAGAAAGTTATACGCATGATTATTATCTCACCATACTCCAAGGCGTTACTGAGCGGTAAGCAGAACCCAAAGAATTATCCATATTGGAAGGAGTTGATCGAAATGATTGACGAGCCTATTATCCAGGTTGGAATAGAGGGGGAACAGCAACTAGTCCCCGATTTTAGAAAGAATTTACCTATTACAGAGTTGCGTAAGCTAATTCAAGAATGCCGTACATGGATCTCTTGTGACAGCTTTTTTCAGCACTTGGGATGGGACGAAGGTAAAAAAGGGATTGTGTTGTGGGGAGTATCTGATCCGTTGATATATGGTCACCCAGAAAATAATAACCTTTTAGCAGACAGAAAACATTTAGCAGAAAACCAATTTCTCTGGTGGGAGTTTGTAGACCACCGGAACGAACGATTTGTCAAACCCAAGATCGTTTTAGAACATCTTAAGGAATAAAAATGGCCGCATCCGGTTTTACACCAATACAACTTTATTACAGCACCGTGTCTGGACACGTACCGGTATCTACTGCTTTGCTAGACGGCGAATTAGCAATCAATAGTGCCGACGGAAAATTATACTATAAAAATAATACCGGAACAGTAACTTTATTGGCCGGGTTGTCTGGATTTAGTGGAGCTAGTGGATATTCGGGTGCTAACGGAACTAGTGGCTATTCTGGTAGCGGAACAAGTGGCTATTCTGGAAGTGGTGTTAGTGGTTACTCCGGGATTAGCGGATATTCTGGAACAAGCGGCTACAGCGGCTTTAGCGGATACTCTGGATTTGGTATAAGTGGATACTCTGGATTTAGTGGCTACAGCGGTACTAACGGAACTATTGGTGTTAATGGTACATCAGGATACAGTGGTATCTCCGGGTACAGCGGCGTTTCGGGCGCTAGTGGCATTAGTGGATTTAGCGGCTTTAATGGTCTAAGTGGATTTAGTGGCTTTAGTGGCACTAATGGAACAATTGGAAGCAACGGCGCATCAGGTTACAGTGGATTTAGTGGTGCTACGGGAGTTAGTGGTTACAGCGGCGCAACCGGCCCAACAACCTATCCAAGCACTGGTTTTGCAGTTTCTACGGGCTCGGCTTGGGGCACATCCCTTCCAGATCCATTGCAAGTTGGTCATGGTGGCACTGGGTTATCTGCGCTTACTGCAGGCTATGTCCCGTTCGGTAGTTCAGCTACTGCGCTAAATAGCAATTCAGTTTTTTATTGGGATAACACAAATATTCGTTTGGGTGTTGGCACAGCTGGACCAGTAGCGACATTGCATGTCAAAGGTGGTAATTCAAACAACGCTATTATAGATAACAACGGTTCACAGTACACCACTTTAAGCTGGTACAATAATGGTACAGAAAAAGCTCAAGGTTACTTTGATGCTACCAATATCTTGTTTGTTTTTGGTACTGATGTAGCAGCTCCAGTAATTTTCAAAGCAAACGGCACCGAGGGTCTGCGTTTGTCTAGTGGTGGTGGTGTGTCTGTTGGTACATCAACCGGAGCCGGTGCGAATAACTTACTAGTTGCTGGAAACGTAACTGGTGCAAACTTTATTACTAACGGATCGACCGCGTTTACTATTACACAATCTGGCACTAAATTGTTGTTTAAATATGGCGCCACAACAATTGCGTCATTAGACTCTTCAGGTAACTTCATTGCACTTGCTAACGTAACAGCGTACGGAACACCATAATGGACCTTCAAACCCTCATCAACACAGTGCTACCATTAATTTGTGTAGCCATCGGCTGGTTCTGCAAGGAACTCTGGAATGCTGTTCAGGATCTTAAAGATGACCTGACTGACATCCGTACACACTTGGCAGACAACTACGTCAAAAAAGAAGACTTTGCAAGCCGCTGGGATGAGGTGTTAAAAGCAGTTCACCGTATCGAGGATAAACTTGATGCTCTTCGTAAATGAGAACATTTCTCAAGCAACTATTAACTGGCAAAGATAATCAGACGTATGATATCGGTAGAGTTACTTGGTTACTTGGTACCATCACTGTTATTGCTCTGGCTGCTTTCGAGGTGTCCACATC